GGTCTTCAATCGCGAATGTCCCTATTGATGGGCAAATGCGGTTGACAGCTAGTAGTATTAAGCTGAAGAACGGGAACTATAAGACAACGGTGAAGCTTGAGGTCCCCGTCATGGAGACTCTGGGTGCATCTGGTACCAGTGCAGGTTACGTGGCCCCGCCTCGTGTTGCGTATGTGACGACTAGCATCTTTACGATGTTCGCCGACCGTCGCAGTACGACACAGGACCGCGCAAACGCTTTGCGTTTGACTATTGGCTGTATCCAGGGAGCTTCTGCGACCACGGCAACCGGTGTTCTTGCGAACACTGCTGCCGGTTCCGCTTGGCTCTCTAGTACAGCGGCTATACCGTTGCTTGTTACTGCAATGGTTGTGCCTAACTAATAGTAACTTTTGTGTTCCTCCCCAAAGGGATTCCCCTTTGACAACTTAATAAGGAGAAGTTGTAATGACAAACTGGAACAAAGACTGGACCGTGTCAGAGTCCCTAGTATTTCTGACCGGGCTTTCGAACCGCTGTTCCGACTTAGGCGGACCTGTTAGCAGGCACTTAAATGAGCTTGTTACCTCCCGTAAATGGTTGGAACTGATGGACTACAAATTCGACTACAACAATATCGATTTAATCGATGCTGTGTATGCTCGCCAAATCCAAGGCCTGTTTAATAAACAGCGTTTCTTGGACGTGGGCATAGATGTCGATAGCGTAGCTTTGCAGAAATTTCTGCAATCCGAGGCTAGGTGTCTGGAGACGAACAAACGCTTATGTAACAGCTCCCCAAACGGGGACGTGAACGCTATTTTATTTTTAGCGACGCGGAAAATTGCTGCTATTCTAGGCGAATGTCCCTCTCTAGATTCATTAGACCTAGTTTTCGGACCTGGTACGACAACAAGCACTAATATGGCGGCAACTTTCCCTCGCGGGAAGTTGTCGTCTAGACTAGAGTGTAGCGAATCCCTACTCCCGATTGTTGGGGACCTCCTAGCGGAGTGTCCACATTGGGCGGCCTTGCACAAAACTTCTGAAGATGAAGATTTTCTTCAGGTGCCGGTTACCGTCACATCGGGTCGTTTGGGCTTCGTTCCGAAGACCTCTAAAGAGTCGCGGACGATTTTAATTGAACCCATCCTCAATGGTTTTTACCAGAAGGGATTAGGAACGGCTATGCGTCAACGACTACAAAGAGGTGGTCTCGACCTTTCCAACCAAGACACCAATAGGCGTCTCGCATGGGTTGGGAGCATGGACGGGAGTCTTGCGACTCTCGACCTGTCTTCCGCCAGCGACACTGTTTCTAGTGGCCTTGTGTGGAATCTTCTTCCTTATGACTGGGCTCTCGCCCTGTCCTACGGTCGAAGCGAGGTGGCTCAGGTAAAGACACGGCATGGGACTGTCGATTTACGACTTCATAAGTTTTCAAGTATGGGCAACGCCTATACTTTCGAACTTGAGAGTCTTATTTTCTACGCCCTTACTGTGTCCACCTGTGAACACCTCGGTATCGAGACTTTAAATCGGG